AATTACCATGTGGTGATGAACCAGAAGCTGTTTGAGCTGAAGCAAATTCAGCGTAACCTGCATCTGGTAAGATTGGGATAATCATGTTTGCAGAAGTCATTGGGATTTCTCTAAAGAGAGGTGCCAAGACTAATTCATTTTGAATATCTCTTTCAATATTTGTTGAAACGACTTGCTCGAAGTCTGCTGAGGAAACGCCAACACCTGAATGTGCGTTAACTTTTTCCATAACTGACTTAGCATACTCATTGTCCCAACCTTTACCAGTCGCTAGACCAGCAAATTTTGCATCAATGATGTCCTTTTCAAAAGCTTTTTTCCAGTCGCCTTGACTTTGTCTGTCTGAGAAAATTCTTTTTGACTCACGAATGTTCATGATTTCTTCGGATTTTTCTGCTAGTTGCTTCTCAAGTCCTTTAACAACTTGCTCTAAATTAGAGTAGTCGTCTTTAACTCTTTTTTCAACATCAGACATAAGTCTTTCAGCTCCAGATAAACCTGCTTGAATAACAGATTTTTGTTCTTCCTGCTTAGCTTCTTGAACAGCCTTTTCTTCAGCTTCTACTTGAGCTTGCTTTTCAGCCAACTCTTTAGCTTCAGCTTCTTGTGCTGCTTTAAGTTCGGCTTGCTTCATTGCATACTGAGCAACAGCTTTTTCAGCTGCATCTGCTGCAAATTTGTTCAAATCGAACTCAGGAGAAACTTCAGGAGTTTTCTTTTCTTCTGACATATTAGTCTCCATTTTTGAGGATAATTCCTCGCTTGGCTGCTCAACTTTCACAGCGTCTGCTGAGTCAACTGAGTTAGCCTTGATAAATTGCTTTTTAAACTTATTGTAGTCTTCCATATTGTCAAATGACTTTGCTACAGAAAAGGTTGCTCCCTGATTGCAAGGTACTGACACTACAGAAACTTCAAAAAGTTCCGCGTCCTTTATTTTATATCCATCGGTTTCAGTCATATAATCAGCATCCTTGACTCTGAAGCCGACAGAAAACGCTCCAAGGACACCATCTTTTACTAAATCTTTTATGTCACCAGCGGCTTTTGAAATTCTACCTGTAATTTCTAAACCTTTGTCAGTGACTTCTAAACCTGTTGCTCTACCGATAGGTCTGTTGTAGTCATGATTAAAAAGTAGAACAGGATTACCTTTATAGTTTTCCAATCCACCTTTTGTCCATGCTTCAGCTTCGATTATATCGCCAGCTCTATCTAGTGCATTTGTACTTGCAGAACCTTTGATGTCTATTCCACCATCATCGGTTTCGCCTAAGGTTTTAAAAGTATTAGTCCAGTGAAATATTTTAGTTTTATTTTTTGACATCTTTTTTCTCCACTTTCACCTCTTTTTTAACTTTCGGTGCTGCTTTAGGTTTTTCAACCTTGACAGGAGTAATAGAAACAGGATATCTTTTTTCCACTACATTTAGGAATCTGCTCCAAGAACCAAAGCCTCTTCTTAATAAATAGTCTTTGACTGGAACATCTTTCCCAAAAGATTTATAAGTAACTAAATCCATTTTTTTAACATTATTTTTGCTAAAAAATTCGGAAACAGCTTTTACCATCATATCTTTTGTCATAATTATTCTTCCTCGCTTGGGGCAGCTTCAGTAGGTCTGCCTCCTTCTTCTGGATTTACAGATGACCCTGCTAAATTGACAGGAACGCGAGGTTCATCAAATCCTTCTATTGGATCTTTGCCAAGAGCTTCTCTCGCTTCGTTTGCACTTATAATTCCTGTATTTACAAGTGTTGCGTAATAAGCAGCTTGGTCTCTTAATTCTGGTTGTAAAGCAGGAATACCTGTTACGTCTTCATTAAGTTTAAATCCAAAAAATCTTTCCAAAGCATATCCTAATTTTCTTACTATTGGAATCACTGTTTCTAAATAGTAAAGTCTATGATTTGGTCTTATGTTTGCATTGTTACCACCGTCTAGTAAAATTGGTGGTATTCCCATTGCTTCTAGTATTATTCTTTCATTTGCTTTTATTGAGTCTTGAAAGTCTAATTCTTTAAAACTAATTTCTGATAATGAATCTACTTCTAAACCTCCATCTAAGATGAGAGGTCTTCTTCCTCCAGTGTTTGGATTATATCTCATACTCCATGCTTGTAACATTCTTTCTTTGATTTTCTCAGAAAGAGTATTAGGAGATTTAAGTACTAATCCTGGTACTGCTCCATTTTTAAAAAAGTTATCTTGAAAGTTTCTCATGCTACCAAGTAGTTGCATAGTTCTATATGCAGGTTTTAATCTTGGTACACCTCTATAAATAGAGTTGAAACTGTTTTCTTTAATATGAATAATCTCATTAACGCTATAGTCAATGCTATTATCATATGTAAACTTTTCTATATAAGTATTATCATCTGAGTAAATTGTTACCTTATCTGCTGGAAGATGATACAAATGAGCACCATCAAAGTAAATAAATATATTACCGTCAATCAGTAAGTCAATTATCAGATTTCTTTTAAATGTACTTACGTCTTGGAAAGGGTTTGGTTCTTTATTAAGTAATTGGTCAACTTTTACCTTTCTTATATTTTTTATTATGTTGTTAGTGCCTTGTCTTTGCTCTCCAACTGAAAAAGGAATTTCTGCTACATCGTCAACAATCATGTTAACTGCTCTATTAACTATCTCTAGTTGTTCGTAGGCGTTTCTGTAATTTGTGATAACTTCTCGGCTATCAATAGTCATTCCTTCGTTTCTAGAAATGACATACTGCGAAGGATTGAGTTTCTCCTCAACCTCTTCGTTACTTCTGCCTATTAAAAAATCATACCATGCCATGTGTTTTATCTCTTTGTCTCTCGACCCACCTTGCTTGTTTCTCTGCTGTGAATAACTTGGGTCGCTTTCCGTATATTGAGTGTAACCTCAAATGGTGCTGATGACAGAGAGTAACTGTTTTATCATATACTTTTTCATAGTTTTCACCGATGAACTGTTCTCGAATATCTAGGATGTCTTGCTCTTTCTCTATAATAATCTTTTTCTCAGTTAACCAAGTTTCTAGTAGTTCGGTCAGTCCATAAAAATGGTGAAAATCTAATTTGTCAGTACTTCCGCAAATAAAACATTTGCTTCCTTTTTTATATTGAGATTTAGCTTTGTCTCTCACATATTTAACTAAATCTCTCTTAAATTTCATATCTAACTCTTAATATGAATTATAACAAAAGTTTACACCAAAAGTCAAGAAGTATTTTTGACAGGTGTTACTAAAATGAGGTAGCTGAGGTTTCAAATGTATATAATGCATATCGTATAGCATCTGCCATATGCGATGCTCCATCGTGTTTTGGTCTTTCTTTCATAAGATTTGGATTTGGATCCCATTGATACTGGTCTAAAGCAATTAATGATTCTCTACATTTTTGGTCGACAATAAGTTGGTCATTATCGACTATTCCCGCTACATGCCCGATTCCATCTAATACTGATTTCTTTGCATTGATAGTAGTAATATCATAATTTTGTGCAAAATCAAATCTTGTTTGTTGAGCTGCAGAATCAATGTATATCCAATCAATGTCCCATTTTTCAATTAGTCCTCTTATTACTGCAGCATGTTGTTCGGTTGTTCTTTCAGAGTCTAAGTATTCATCTAGTAAATAATATTTCTTTTCATCCCAATCATAAGCAATTACACAAAATGCTGTAGGGTCTTTGTAACCTACGTCAAGTCCAGCAAAGACATCCATCTTTCGAGTTTCAAAATCAGTTAAATCTGCAATGCAATTTTCATGGTTGAATGACCATATCTGTCCTTCGTACACATTAAAGTCTGCCATATATTCTTGAGCAAACTCATTCTCTGACATTGTTTTCTTTGCTTCTTTAATATCATCATCTGATACACGAGGATTTTCATGGTAAGTAGCTTTTATACTACACCATTCTGGAAACTCATCAGAGTATCCTCTATAATAAAATTCTGCAAAGTAATTATTTCTTCCTCGAGGAGTAGATATAAAGATTGCTTTTGAATTATCCTTATCTAGTGTAGGACGTAGTGCAACATTGAAAGCATCTCTTCCATCTGTTAAAGCAGCTTCATCGAATATAATAAGATCGTAACTTCTACCAACTACTGAGTCAACTTGATTGATTGATCCCATTCTTATAGTAGAATTATTACTAAGTTCTATGACTTTATCTTTTGCATTATCACGAAGTACTTCTAGGTCAAAGTGTTTAATTAAACTTCTCTGCAAATCAAAAGAAATTTGTGATAGTGAATAGTTTGGTGACATCAATAATACATGAGAGTTTGGTACTAAACAAACTAACTGTCCTATGATATTTGAAATATAAGTTTTGCCCTGCCTTCGTGAAACAGCAGCACATACAAAACGATATTTGGGATTATTAATTGCATTGATAATTGCATTTTGAGAAGTGTTTGGATTTATACCTAACAAATCCATATAACCATTAATAGGTAATTTAATAAATCTATTTTCGGACTCAAAGTCCATCAGATAGTCTTTTTCAACATCCGCTCTACTAATGTCTATCAATGTAATATCTCGTGTTTAAATGGGTTATGGGGATCGGAAGATTTTAAAATATTATTTTCTTCCGCTAGGTTTAAGAGGTATAAATAGGCACTGCAAATTTTTGCATATTGTTTTTCTGCGGCGGATAAATCTACTCCTTTTACTTCCTTTTCAGTAAGCCTGTGAAGAGCGGAATGTGTTACAGTTCCAATCTCATCTAGCCAAGCTTTTCTTGTATCAATTGTGGGAATTGTCATTTTTTTCTTTTTATACCTCTAACGTATTTTTGTGATTTAGGTGGCATCTTTTTTGAACCGCCTTTACCAGCCCAGAATACTTTATCTGCCCAGTATGCCGCTGAAGACTTACCTTTTGCAATATTTCTTCTATGTCTGGCTTTGAAACTTTTTCGCGCTTCGGGACTATAATTATGTCCCATGCCCTGCGCTCCAAAACGAATTATTTTTACTTTGCCACCTACTCTAACAGCTACTACTGCTTTTTTGGTTTTATGCTTTGGAGTGCGTTTAGGTTTATTTAACCTTGTTAGACCTGCTCTCTTTAGTCTTGCTTTTTCTGCGTTTGTTAGTGCCATTTTTTAATGCCATATTTACGACTTTTGTAAGTCGTCCTGCTTTCATAAATTTGTGAAAGTCTTCGTATATAAATTTTATCTACGTCTCCTTCCTTTTCCAAGTATTTTTGAGTGAGCAGTTCTTCCGCCTCTAAATGAAGCTCTTTTTGGATTTGTTGTTTTACCAAATCTTGGACCGATAGCTTTCGGGCTTGAAGCGTATCTAAATGCTTCTATACTACCAGGATTTTTACTGTTAACAGTAGTTCCAGCAGCTGCATTCATGTCCCTAGTGACTCCTCTATTGAGTCTATGTTTACGGATCTTCTGAGTATTGTGAACACCAGTTGGTCCGCTTAAAAATGAACCTGTTCTTGCCATGTCATTCTCCTAATTGCTTGCACTTTTTCTAGTGCTATTTAAATAATTTTTTAAACTTGTTTTATTGTGTACAGTATTCGGTAACTTTAAAAGTTTTCGGATTTTTCTATTTTCTTTTAGTCTACTTTTAGTTCTTTTTCTAAGTTCTTCTAAAAGTATATTTAAAACAAAAAGATTTTTTAATAGATCTTTTCTTTTCATACGCTTCCTTATAAGGAGTTTAGCGTTTCTTTCTACTAGTTCTCCTCTTTTTGCCTCTTTTGGCAAATGTTGAAACATAAGTAGGTTTGCCTCCTGGATTGCCTGCTTTTCTTTTTCTTCGTATCGCTGAACGAATTTGAGATTTGGTCATTCTTCGTGCTTTACTAGCAGGGACACATTTTGGGTAACCACTTTTGCTTTTTCTTGCTGAAGCTCTGCCGCAAGGTTGGTATCCTCCACCTTTCTTAGGTCGAGATAAATCTACCCAACCTTCTTTAAACCATTTAGTTAGTCCGCCACTAGGCTTAGCCATCTTGGTGGTGATCCATTTCTCCGTCCGCAATATAATTTGCAGCTGAGACTACTTCATATTCTGAGATTGCTATTTTATTTGTAAACCAAGTAGGTAAATCTGCCTCTGGGTTTGTTAAATGGTCTACAATCATTTGAGAATGTGAAATTATGGTTTTACAAGATTTAATCACAGATGCTGCATCAGTATGCCCATCTTTTTCTATTATAAATTTTCCGTTACCTAGTAATTTTCCTTTCATTTTGATTTACTTTCTGCTTCCATCATTTTATCTTTGATATCTACAGTGCCGTCCCAGTTTTTGTCTTTTCCTGAGATAATGTTCCATAGTTGAACAAATTTAAATTTAATATAATCTATCATTTTTTCCTTTTTCTGCCAGTTCCCATGCGGTAACCTCCGCCTCTGGCTTTATATGTTTTTACTAACCATCCGTTTGCATAGGCCGATGGGTATACCTTGAATCTTCGCTTTGCTTCAGCTTTTACTTGTGCATAAAGTCTTGGATTTGTTGGTACAGGTTTCTTCTTACCTACGCTTTTTCTTCTTTTTCTTACTGCCATTCTTTTTATATCCAGAAGCATATACTGCTTTGCCTTGGGCTTCTGCCTCTTTCTTAGTGCGGTAAACCTTTCCTGATTTACCCCACTTATACCCGCCTTTAACTTTTCTTACTGGCATATCTTAATTCCATTAGTCTTGCCCTGTCTTGTTGTATAATTATAGGTACTGGAGCCTGATTGTTTCGGCCTTTCGAGTACGAAGGATGCGACCACAAATATTCACACTTCTCTTGGCTATCGTTTCTACGTGCCACAAAGTTATCAATCTCGTCTAGAGTTAGGTCACTCACTACGTAAAGAATCACCTCCCAAGGTTCAATGTTCCAATTCATTTCCATCAATGTAAGCATATCAGAATCGAAGGGAACAATCTTTGTTTTTCCTTGTATAAAACTTTCGTAACTCCAAGGGCATACATTTTTTATACGTCTGAAATAATGTAACCAAACTATATAGTTTGGAATAATACTATCCTCTGGATCGTTTTTTCTTTCCACGTTTTTTCTTCTTTTTACCATGCATTGGCATAAGTCATTTCCAACGTCCTTCCGGACACTCTGCCCATCTTATTTTAGTTTTGAGGGGCATGAAACAGTGACAAACTTTACAAGTCTTCCAAAATTTATTATATTTTGGACACTGCTGACAAATTTTTAACCTCTCTTGATGAGGTTGTTTCTTCATCTTAAAGAACTCGGTAATTTGTTTCGTCTTCGTCTTTGTAAATTTTTTTTCTTTGCCAATATAATTTTTTGTCTTGGCGATAGTTCATTGTCTACAGTTGCTTTATCTTCTACTGCTGATGCTTCTTCTAATGCTTTTTTAATATCTTTCTTCATGACATTCTTTTTAGAGCAGCTTTTGCAGATTCCTCTGACACAAAGCCATGTTCAACACCCTTTAGTACAAAAAACCAACGTGGTTGTTTTCCACTTTCGTCTAATTTAATTTCTGCACTTTTTACTTTTGGTGCTTTTTTAATATCTTTCTTTTCGTATTCAAATTCCATTTGTTTCTCCTATCCGTGCATTGTCCATATTGTTAAAAATACGGTAGCTCCGCCAACTATTATTGCTCCTGCTACACTTATCATTATCATTTCAATGCGTTTGACATTTTCATCTATGTCGTCAAATCTTTTAAACGCAGTTTTCCAGCGTTCTGCACAGACCGCTTCGTGTTTTTCTAAATTCGCTGCTACTTCTTCTACGTTCATTAAGTTTTTCCTGACCACCTTGTTGGTTCTATCTCCAACTATTTTTAAATTATATCAAAATATGTACCTGAAGTCAAGTACTATTTTTGTATGGTATATATTTTGACGGGTTCCGACTTTCCTTTGACCGTAACTTCGTCAAGGAATTTGTAATCGTAGCCGTCAACTAAACTGTATTCGGATATAATTAAATCCGTATTATACTCTTTGCAACTTGACTCTAGTCGAGCAGCAAGATTGACAGAATCCCCAAGGACACTATAATCGAAGCGATTACTGCTGCCAAAGTTACCAACCACGCAGAGTCCTGTGTTGATTCCCGCTCCTGTATTAATTTGATCCAGGCCTTCTTTTGCAAGGGTGTCATTTAATTCTCCTAAAGATTCTTTCATTTCAAGAACCGCTTTGGTAGCATTTTCAACTTGTTGGTCATCATCAAGTGGCGCTCCCCAAAATGCCATGATACAATCGCCCATGTATTTATCGATTGTACCACCATGCTTTAAAATTATCTGAGTCTGATTATCTAAAAATCGATTAATCAGAGTAGTCAGTCCTTGAGGGTCTGACTGGTATTTTTCCGAAATTGGAGTAAATCCCCTGATGTCAGAAAAAAGAAAAGTGAGTCGTTTTGTCTCCCCACCCAATCTCAGTAATGTTGGGTCTTTTTGTAATTTTTTCACAAGGTCTGGACTTACGTATGTCCCGAATTGTTGTTTGATTCGAAGTTTCTGACGATACTCGGAAAGGAAACTCAGGAATGTCTGAATACTCCAATACAAAATGGAGAGTATTACGATTCCAGTAACGTCAAACAAGTAGGAAGATTCATATAATTTTAGGCTTCCATAAATTGACCCACCTACTATTAATGTTAAGGTAGGAACGGAGTACCATACAGACCTTGAGAGGAATGCAATAAGTAGTAGTGCAAGTAAAGCTCCTGATAGTTCGGCTCCAGTAGCCCAAGTAGGGGTAGAAGGAGCACTACCAGTAATAAGATTGTGTAAAATGTTTGCTTGTATTTCATGTGGATACTTTGCTCCTGCAGGTGTCGGTACTGGGTTACTTATACCTTCTGCTGTAGTACCGAAAATAACAAAAGGTGCTGGTATAGGATTTTGTAAATACTCTAAACCAGTTTGTTTATAAAATTTAGTGTTCCAATTTAAAAAGATGCGACCATTTGCATCTGTGTTCATAAGTGGATAACTTGGAACTCGTATCCACTCAATACCTTCTGGTGTTGTTTTTAGCTGGTACGAAGGATCGTTTACTGCGACTCTTAAGAGTTCCAAGGCGAAACTCGGGTAAAGTTTTGACTGCACGTTTAATACTAAAGGTACTCTTCTTGCTACCCCGTCTATTTCTGGTGTAACGGTAATCAGGCCTAGTCCCTTTGCGCTTGACTCCAGTGTAGACTCTGTAGGTAAAATTCCTGGGTATTGATATAGCCATGGTAATGGATCTCCTCCTAACTGGGCTGTTCCCACGTGTGGGTTAGTTCCAGTAACTTGCGTCGATGCTGCACTAGCAAGGACTGTTGGTTTATACTGCATTCTCATAGCAAAGTAGTCATCATAATTTTTGCCACGTAAGTCGGGGTTTGGCATAAGCACTGTAAAACCCGCTATGGAACCATTCGAATTTGAAATTAAGTCTCCATATAACGAGCGAGGCAACGGCCATCCTCCATACACTTTAAGCAAATCTTCGTCAAGATCTACTATAAGAATGTTTTCGTTTTGAACTGGTTCGGTGTTCATAATCAGATAGTCGTAACCAATTAGTTCGAGTCTCTGCATAACACCAGGATTCCAAATTAGGATTCCCATAAATAGTATTATTGTTATTATCTTCTGATACATCTTTTATGCGCTCTATCCCATACTTTGTAATTATTATAAAGAACTAAAGTTCCTGCGCTATTAAACCACGCTAAATCTTGTTTTGTCCATACTCCTTCATGTTGTAACGCCCAAATCGGAGATAAGAATACTGTTTTATGTGTAACCATGTGAAGTACTCCTGGGCGTTCTCCTAATAGTGGATTTGCTTCTTCAACACAGTTATATTTTAGTCCACGATAAGTACTATAAACATCTAACACTTGTAGAGTATAAAATACATACCACTGTGTAGAACTAGCTTCTTCTTGCCAATCTATGTTTTTAAATATTCTATTTTCTTCTTTTGCGAGTCTTATAAGTTTAGCGTCTGCCTCAACCTGAGCTCTGTCGTATGCTGATAGTGACATCGGAACCGCTACCAATAATAACATTATAGCTTTTTCCATCTTGTTCAAGTATGATGTTATATCCAGTTTGTCCATTTATATCTAATCTTACGCTTTGGTTTACTGCACGAATTAAAGTCAGTAGTTCTGCGTCTCCAAATGTTGTGATTTGTGTTGTAGAATCTTGTCCAAATAAAGTACCTTTTATATCAACAGGAGATACTCCTACCTGTTGTAATGCACTATCTTCGAGTTCATCTATAGTTTCAATTACTTCGAGCAAATCTTCAAGGAAGTTTGTTCCCAAGTAGTCTATATCTAATTCATTAAAGTCGAAATTTTCTTCTAATAAATCAATATCTAACTCTGCGTAATCGAGAGCGTCGAAGTCAAGAAGATTAGTAGAAGAACCATCACTTCCCCTCTCTCCTTCATTTTGTTCCAATTTTTCATTTTTCTTCGGTGGTGATACAATCAAAAGATTGTCTATCAGATCTAATGTTAAGTCGAGGATAACAGGTCTAGCAGGACTCTGTTCCCATACAGTTGTAACAGTAGATTGATACGGTTTATTTAATGTTACTTGCCCCATGGCAGTTGCTACTACAATCTCTCCACTTGGCAATCCGTTTAAGTCTGGTAAAAGTATAACAAGGCTTCTTCCAAATTCATCTACGGTAACAGTAAAGTCTGTTCCTCGAATTCCGATTTGTGCTGTTGGTGTACTTATCTCAATATTTTGTTTATTGATTTGTCCAATCTTACCAGTTATAAATCGAGCAGTACCACTTGCAAACTGCATTGCCATCTTTGACTTATTTGGATT